GTCTTATAATTGAAATACATTAATGTTGCCGTGTCTTTGTAGAAAATATCATTCTCATAAAATTGAGCCACATTAAAATAATCAAACCAACTTTGAGAATAATTTGAAATTTCTTCTAAATCTTCATTAGTTAAAGAAGTATCTATTTTTTTTAATTCAATAATTGGAACAGTTTTAATTTCACCCCAATAGAAACAATCTTTAAAATGTGGGTCTTCTGTATAACTGTATACAATATTAGCAGGGTCAACATACTTAATGTTAACTCCATCCCCCGGTAAAAACTCGTGTTTTGCACAAGCTATTCCTAAAACAGTCATATCATAATCTAACTGCTTTCTAATATCATTATACTTGTTTGACTCAAACATAGTATTAATTGCTTGTTCATTAGCAATTTCAATTGCAGGTTTATAGTTAAGCTGCATATACAATTTCAACTCCTCATCTGAGTTGGGTAATTCTTCAGGGTCTACAGTAAATGGATTTGCTCCTGTTTTTTGTTGTATAGTTTCGAGCATTGGTTTTGCAACCATTTGACCTTCTATCATTTGTTGATACTTACTTCTCTTGGATTGAGACATAGCATCCTGAGCATAAGCTTTAACGTGAAACTCTCTGTCTTGCATTCCATTGACAACAATGTCAACAAACTTTGGTAAAATAGGAACAGGTGTCCAATCTAAATTTAGATAAGACAAATCACCGTCAATAGCTAATTCGTTTTTATATTTACCTGTACCCTGTTCTCCTCTTGCGTATAATTTTAGTCTATGAAAGTCTCTCCATTGACTATAGTACCTGCAACTATTTCCATCTTTTTTGAACCATTCATATTGAATTGCTTGACCAATTTGTAACCCAAATTCGTCAGTAGCCTTTTCAGCATCCGATACAAATTGACTAGGAAACCCTGCAGATGATATGTTTATGTTTACTTTTTTCATCTAATTATTTCACTATATTTGCCCTTGTTACTATACCTTGCAAAGTTAACTTTTATTTTTGAAAGTTTTTGTTCAGGTAAATAGAGGTGTTTTTGTGTAGCCATAATCGCTAAACCTGAACTAATAGAGGCATCATACTTAGTTCTGTTGCTAATATCGAACTTTGCCCAATCCTCTAAAGTCCTTGTAAAAACCATATCTCCCATCTCCATATCGTCTTTCATACCAATATGATTTTCGATATAAGATTCGATTGCAGCAGCGTGTGCTTGTTTAACTGCTTCACTAGAGTTAGGAATCCCACCTAACTCTTTTTCTGTTTTTGAAAGTTTGGTATAATGTTTATCAGGTCTGTTCATACAGAAACCTCTATAACCTCTATTTTTAAAATGATATAATAATCTAGGCTTGTTATTCTCTACTAATATTGGCATACCATAAAAAACACAAGCCATCAAAACATCTTCAAAAAATATTTCTGCAGTTTGTGGTCTAGCGATATACTCTAAAAAAAATTCATCGTTTGGTGCTTCATCCATACTAAACATAGTTTTTCCGTGTAGTGCTCCGTTAGAACCACCACCACCAACTACACCTGATATGTCATAACTATCACAACCAAACGCACCTATGTGTTCGTTACCGGGATGTTTGACTCCTCTTTTTACAACTACTCTATTTTGTAATTGTTTGTTAGGAGTCCAAGAAACTAAAAACCTACCTCTATTATTTGGGGAGAATATAACCTCGGTATCTTTGATTCCATTCTTCCAACTTAAAGAACCTCTTGTAACGTGATGGTCTATAATTAAAGAATCATTGTAATCTATTTGTTGATATATTTTAGTTAGATTAAATATGGATTGTTTGCTTTCATCTCTAAATGCGTGAGACTCAGTTCTTGGGAATTGTCTATAAAATTCATTTAATGCATCTGCATCATTTTTTAAAGAGTCTACTTCATTTTCCCAATAGTCAACTGCACCTTGATAAATCATTTCATTATCAATACCTAACACTTCTTGTTTTGGTGTTTTCAAAACAGGCATACCATATCTATCAATGAAACCTTCCATATTCCATTCCATAGGAATAAACAAACTATATAGTCCACTTTTAGTTTGTCCATTAGCATTTCTTTTTGTTACATCCGAATCGGTATATAATTTTTTAAAATTATCCCCACCTTTTTCTAATGCATTTGAGGTAGAACCCATCATACATTTTCCAATAATCTTACTACCTAATCTTAAACAAGTTTTAGTTACTCTCCAATTGTTTAAAATATTGTTTGGCTTTATCCACTTACCACTTTCATCGTGAACTAAAAGTAAAAGCTTTTCTCCATCATAAGAGTTGTCATCTGTGTTCTTCCAATCTATTGTAGTATCTAAACCAAATAACTCCTCGTCATTTGTTTCATACATATTCTTTTTAGTAATCTTAGCAGCAGGAATCCTAAAAGCTAATTCAGTTTTAGGTTTATCCATACCATCCATTATAGGTTTAAAAAAGAATGGCAATCTGCTATTGATTGGAACAACTTTATCAGTAAACATTTTTTTAGCATCAGAACCTGTCTTAGACAGTATACCAACTCTAGAATCTTTAGCTAAAGTTCCTGTGTTTACACATTCAGAAGATGACATAAAAGAAAAACCGGAACGTCTAATCTTTAGATAAATCATTCCGAAACTTCTTGGGTCAGCCTTACAAGCTTCCCAATAAATAAATAATATTCTATTGGCTTCTCTAAAATCAGTATACCCTACATCAATGCTTGTCCATTGAAGATACATATAATGAGCACCGGTTATATATGTTGGTTTACCATTAGACATAAACCAAACACCCTGTTCCCTTCTATCAAATTCTTCTTCAATATAATCTACCCATCTGTTTTTAAAATCAGATGACATTTCATTCCATTGAAATATAGATTGTATTTTAGATAATGCTTTTGGTAACTCCTCTCTTTCCCAATATTGTTCTGATGTTTTTGAGTGTCTTTGAAGACACTTTTTGGGTGGTAGAGGTAATGCTACTCTTAATCCACTAATATTAATTACATCACCTATCTGTCCACTTTTGGATATAACAACAAAGTCATACTTAGAATCATAGCCGTATTTCCACGTTTTAGCACGATTCTTAGACGTTAAAACATTTTTAGGTACAACACCTTCAATTATGTTATATAAGTTATTTAGACCTTCTTTCTGCAAATCCTTGTTTAGTATCAGTTTTATTCACTCCTTTCTCCATAGATTCAATAGCTTCTTTCTCAGCTTCGATTCTATTTAATATTTCAAATGCATCAAATATTGCTAACTTCTTTGTGGCTGCTGCATTCTTTAATCTATCAGCAGATAAATCATCTTCAGGGTCGTGCTTAATTATCGCTTCCTTCGCCACCTTTATCAGTTGCTCCACTGCCCTGTGACCTGCCTCTATTATTTTTAATTTTGTTTCTTTTGATTTCATTTTTAATTCTTTTAGATTTTCTTATTGGAATAGGTGAACCATCGTGTTCATTCCATTCATCATTGAAATACATCCAATCCCATTCTTTACTCCTATTCATAATACTCTTTATTATATGTATGATGTCTATAGTTAGTTACAATTTCTTCTCCCTTTTTGATTTTTTTGTCTGCCAATAAAATCATATTAGAGTTTTTTCTAAAATAAAAAAACTTAGCATTATGTTGTTTAGAATGATTAGTATATCTACCGGCTAAAGTTCTGCTACCTTCAATCATACCATAACCTATTGTCTCTCCTTTTTTAAAATCTTTATTAGCAAAAATACCTAAACCTTGTATAGATGAATCTTTAACTTCATAGTTGGAGTTCCCAAAATCTATTACAGGACCTGCCACTGATTCAAACTCCTGAGAGTCAATAAACTTATTTACTTGCTCAAGAGTTAAACCTTGTTCTTCTAATAGTTTATAAAAATCATTCATCAGATATTGATTTTAAAAAACAAACTTGAATTAATCTAGCATTATCTGAATGTCCAAAATTTTCAAATATATTTCTAGAATGATATAGGTGTGATGGAAACACAACCAACCTATTATATCTCGACCTTAATATACACATTTTTTCTCCTTTGTAATATAAGGTAGTTCCATCCTTTTCAGGATGTTCTTTGTTTAAATACAAAATAGCAGTAAGGTCACCCATCATTTCATCAGTATGAATCCAATTAGGTTCTTCTTGATTTAAAGGTGAACGTCTAACAAAATTTAAAACTGCTTTATACATTGGATATTTGTTATGTAAAAACATAACTAATTCATCTATTTGACGTACTTGTATATTTTTAAATAGTCCTTCCTCTAATTGTATATCTTCAAATCCTTCTAAATGTATTTGATTTACATAAGAGTCTGCATCTTTAATAACTTCATTGTATATAGAAACATTCATAAGACCATAGTTATTTGGTGGTCAAACATTCTATACATCTTGCTATCATCCACAGTAAACTCATATTCGCTATCAGGCTTGTAACAAACCTTATCTCCTTTTGTGACACCTTTTGATTTTAAATAATCATTTGGGTATTCCATAATACCCACCAAAGGTTCTTCACTTAAAGGTTTATATATGTATGAATCTTCTACCGGAGCAGGTTTTACAAAACAGAATCTACCATAAGAGTTCCACTCACCATTTCTTTTATACATATAGTATTGGTCTTCCTCTACAAAAAACAAATCATCTTTAAAATAACTCTTACCACTTCGTTGCATTCCTTTCATATCATTATAATATTTGAATACATTGTGGTGTACTAATAAAATATCTCCCACCTGTATTGGACCTTTATATCCTAGGGGGAGTTCAATTACTTCAGCTTCTCTGTTTGAGAATTTAAAATCTTCCTGTGATGTGCTTATTATTATATCTAAGCCGGAAATGTTTTTTGTATTGTTATATCGTTTCCCCTTTAAAGGTTTTACAATAAAAGCAAATGGTGATTTCATAATTTAATTTACGAGCCACAACCAATACAATCTATATGCGAATCAGTTGGCTTGACTCCATTTAATTTCATTTTAATATTATGTGCAGCATCTTGAATCTCTAGCTGCTTTTCCCAAGTGTCATTCTCAGGTTTCTTTTTTTCTATTTCAAGTAAAGCTAATTCTGCTTCCAACTCTGCTCTTTCTTGTATACTTAGCATTTACAAAAAGTTTATGTTATATTCAATAGATACAGGCATAGATGAGGTGAACTCTTTCCATACCATAATCTCATCTTCATTTTGAATATAAATTAATATTGAATCTTTTTCTTCTATATACTTAATAAGATGTATATGATAATTACCATTGAGAACAGGTTGTCCTACAATGTAATGCATTGCACCTGACTTGTAATCAGGACCTATTGAAATTTTTCTAATATCCATTACGCTAACTTATGAATAGCAATCCAAGAAGCAGGAGCAGTAGGCATAGATGCTACGTTGGTTACTACAGTTTTAGTGTCTGCTTGAAGATTTGATATTGTTGCAAGTAAGTTTAAAGTAAACGTATCACCTGAAGTATTAACAGGGAAACTAACTTCCCAACCTGAAGGTTGTGCATCTGATAATTGATGAACCCAAGTT